AGAAAAGGATTATCACTAAACAAATAAATTATGAACGGAGTTTACATAAATAAAGTTGAGAATGGTAAGATTACCATTACAACTTCAAATGGTTTATATACTAAACCAACAAATACAATTGAGTTAAAAGATATTACTGAATTGGAGTATTTAACTAAATCATTAAATGATTATATTAAATTTGTTAAAGATGGAAGATAGATTATTATCCGTTGAGAGGCGCTTAACGGCGCTTCTCAATTCTCTATCTAAAGAAATGAAGGATAGAGTAGAAGAAGAAAAGTTTATATTAAGAAAGGAAACTGGTACACAATACAAAGTACAATTCCTTATTGAAACTGATAAAGGTACTAAACCTATTACAATAGATAACATATGGGCATGGAGTGATAAGGATGCAATCTATGTAGGTAGTACAGTTTATGTTAAGCCTGAAATGGATAGGTTACAAAATAATGGGGTTATCCGTTTCTATAAGATTATAAATAAAAAAATATTATAAAGTTATCCACATTTTTGGTGTTTGGAAAAACTACTTAGTATTTATATGTAGGATAAACAAAAATAAAATAAAATGGTACAACAAAACACAACTAAGATTATAAGAAGTGTCAATACTTCTAAACACAATTTCACACCTATTTCAAATGAATTAATTCAAAATAATAAACTAACTTTAGAAGCTAGGGCTTTGGTTATGTTTATTATTTCTTTACCTGAAAGTTGGATTATATACAAATGTCAGGTTCAAAAAGCTCTTAATATGAATAAAACAAAATTCAATAGAGTTTGGAAAGAATGTGTTATTGCCGGATACATTAAAGTAATTAAAGAAAGAGCTGCATTGGGTAGATTTAACTATCATTACCTTATTACTGATAGATTAACCGAAGGTGGATTAACCGCAGGTGGATTTTCGGTAGGTGGAGAATCTGTATCTAAAGAAAAGAAAGAAGAAGAAAAGATAAATAAAGAAAAGAATATACAAGAAAAGATTAGCAGTATACCAGGTAACAGTGTTACTTCATTTGCTGATATTTTTAATTCAAATCTTTCTCAAGAAGATATATTAAATTATATAAGAAATTAATAGGTAGTTTCAGATATTATTCGTATCTTTACAAAACAATAAAACAATATGTTAGAAGTTAAAAAAACAAATGAGGGAGTTGTATTATCCCTATCCTTTCAGTTAGATAAAGAAGATGCTACTGAATTGATTAAAGATTTACAGGCTTATGTAGATAGACCTACATTCAAAGGAATTAAAGAATCATCAATTGATTGGAAAGCTTATGACGAAGCTAAAGTTCAAAATGAATCTAAGAATAAATTAGCAGAAGAATTAAGAAGATGCTTTGTTGACGTATTAGATACAGAGTATTTAGAAACTAAATTTGCTACAACATATAAGTTGGATGCATTAAATAGAGAGATTGAAATCACTCGTAAAAAACTAAAAGAATTAAAAAATAAATAATATGAACTTGAATGAAATCTTAAGTAAGAAATCAAATGAAGTGACCAAAGAAGAAATGGCATTTGTATTTGAGAATTTAGATTGGGCTAAATTAGCATCAAAGTATGCAGAGAACGTTGGTGATATTGATTTTGAAATCCCAGCAGAAGAATTAAAAAACTACATTAGAGTAGAAGAAGATAAAAAAGATTAGGGACAATATGTTACGTTTGAATACTTATAATAAGCTGGAGGTCTTTTTCTTATCTAAATTGCCATTTTTATATTTTATCCTCCTTCAGCTTACCCTATATTTTGAGAGGCTGGTGTCATTTCCAGTCTCTCTTTTTTATGCTTGCTTTTCTAAACTACTAATATTTATACATACAAAATAATATACAATGGCAAAGATTGAAATTAAAGATTTAAAAGGATTTCCTGATTACTACGCTGGTAATGATGGATTAATCTATACAACAAAGATATCTCCTAGATACAATCCTAAAGGAGATTTAAGAGTACTTAAACCACGCACACACCCATCAGGGTATTTATACTATGGATTATTCATAGGTAAAGGACCTAACAAACAAAGATTATGGAGACGTGGGCATCGTTTGATAGCTCAAACATTTTTAGGTAAGATTCCTAAAGGTTTAGAAGTTAATCACAAAGACGGTGACAAACATAATAATCATCCTGATAACTTAGAGTATATGACAAGACAACAAAACATTACTCACTATCATACAGTAACTAAACCAAATAGAAATGTGTATAATTAAATTAGGAAACATAGTAGATGGATTAATAAACGTAATCACATTGGGGCATGGTAAAGATTTAGCAGGATGGATAGCTAAAAGATTCTTTAACTTAGATGATTGTGGATGTGAAAGGAGAAGAATATATCTAAATGAGTTATGCGGATGTAAAGAAGGAATTAAATTATAATATATGTCAGAACAAACAGCACCTGTACCAGAAAGCAAATACGCACCGCTTAACTTACAAGAGTTTCAAGAGTTAAGAGAACACTTAGAAGGAGTTAAATCATTCTTACCTGAGCATCTAATGGGTACTCTATGGGAGAAATGTAATCGTATAAGAGGTGAAAGAATCAATCAACCTTGCAGTTGTAAATCATCAGCCGGTCTATGGGGATTATGTGTTTCGGACTTGAGACAATTTGTAAGAACTAAAGATGCAGAATAAGAGATTAGAAAATACAAAACGATTAGAAGTATTGTATAAAGAATCTCACAAATGGCTATTAGCAGCTACATTCAATATTGTAAAGGATAAAGATGTAGCAGAAGATTTAGTAGGAGAACTTTATGTTTACTTAGGAGAAAGAGTTAATCCTGCTTTATGGTGGGGACAATCATTTAATGTAATGTATTGTTACTCATTTCTTAAAAGTAGATTCCTAAACAAAGTAAAGAGAGATAAGAAGATTCAATACCAAGCCAATACGGAATCGGACACACCTGATAATGAATACGATATAGATTCAGATGAGAAGATAGATACAGCATACAATCAGGTAATAGAAGAACTAAAGAATATGGAACGAACTAAACTATGGCCAGCATCTAAATTAGCACAACTATATTTCTTTGATGATAAGATGACATTAGAAAAGTTATCAGCAGAGATTAAGATATGTAAATCAACCTCCTTCACACAAATCAAAAGAGCTAAGAAGCATTTAAGGGAAACAATAGAAAATCCTTTTAAATGAAATCAGTAATACAAATTGGTAAGAGGAATGGATGGGATAATGCATACATAGATTTGGAAATAAAGAAACCATCATCAGGCGATAAAGCAAGTGGTATTAAGTACTCACAATTTAATGCAGAGTTATGTGAGGAGATTATAAAGCAATGGAGTAATGAAGGAGATATTATTGTAGACCCATTTGCAGGTTGGGGAACTAGAGCAGTAGTAACTGAAACATTAGGTAGAAGATATGAAGGTTATGAGATATCACCTAACACATACAATAGAATTACACAACACATAGAGGGATTAGGATTAACACCTAAGATTATATTAGGCGATGGAGTGGTAATGGAAGGGACACCAAATGATTACGGCAATATGATACTAACATGTCCACCATATCACAAATTAGAATACTATGAAATAACTCCTAAACAATTGACAGCCATACCAAAGTATAAGGATTTCATTATCAAAATAGATGAGTGTATCCAAAATTGTTGGAGAGTATTAAAAGAAGATGGATACGCATGTTGGGTGGTTGGTGATTTTAGAAGTGAACATAGATGGGGTGGATTTGTAAACTATCATGGAGATGTTATTAGTGGATTTAAGAAAGCTGGATTTAAACATTGGGATACAATCATATTACATAACCCATCACCATTAACACCAATCGTAGAGAGTAACTCTGCTAAATGGAAATACTCAGCTAAAGTGCATGAGTACCTGTTAGTATTTAAGAAGGTATTGTAAAATAGGTTACTACCTAATTTTAAGGTGGCATCCTGATACGTTCACTACAAAGGTGAGGTATTGTGTTAGATTATATAAATAACGATAAATAACGAAACTATGGCTAAGTTTGAAGCTGGTAACAAAATGAGTAAGGGAAGACCGAAAGGAGCAGTGAATCGTTCTACGGAGATGGTTAAGCTTTCAATAGCAAGAGCAGTGGATAATACCCTATCTACCTTATCAAAAGATTTGGAGGAGATTAAGAAGAAAGACCCACAAGCAGCATTAGAATTAGCATTTAAGCTATTAGAATATACAATACCTAAGTTGAGTAGAAGTGAAATTAAAGCAGAGGTGAATCAAAGGATAGAGCAGATTACTGTAAATGTAACTCAAAAGATAATAGATGAATCTGGAAATTAATACAACCATCACTTATACCAATCAGGATAACTCACCAACAAGAGTGACACATCATATTGGAGGAACTCGTAGTGGTAAGACATACGCATTACTTCAATGGTGTATCGTTAAAGCGCTTGAAAAGAAAGAGATAATAACAATAGTAAGAAAAACAATACCATCGCTTAAAAGGACTGTAATGAAGGATTTTAAGGATGTTATGCAATTGTTAGATATATGGAATGAAAATGATTTTAATATATCAGATAGAATATATACGTTCTATAATGATTCAATAATACAATTCATATCAACCGATGATGCTGAAAAGTTAAGAGGATTAAAGATTACTAACTTATGGCTAGAGGAAGCACAGGAAATTGATAGTGAATCTTATTTTCAATTACAAATTCGTACAACAGGCCCAATCATATTAAGTTATAACCCTACTGTATCACCATACCATTGGATAAGAACTATGAGTGATTGTAGCAGATACTTCACTACTTTTAAGAACAATCCCTATTTAGATACCACAGTTAAAAAAGCAATTGAGGAGTTAAAGCATACTAATCAAAAAGCATGGAAGGTTTATGGTTTAGGAGAATGGGTAGGTAATGAGAAAGCTATATTTGAATTTGCTCAATGTGAATGGTTGCCGGATGATGCAGAGTTTGTAGCATTTGGTTTGGACTTTGGATATAGCTCAGACCCTACTGCATTGGCTAGCATTTGGAAATACAATAACGAGCTATACATTATAGAGCATTGTTATGAAAGAGGAATGGTGACAAACGATATAGTGACTATGTTGAAAGGAGTAGTGAAAGGTAGAGAGGAGATATGGGCTGATAGTGCAGAACCAAGACTAATAGAAGAATTATATAGAGAGGGATTTAATATAAAGCCTGTAATCAAAGGAAAGGATAGTATTAACTTTGGTATTCAGGTAATGCAGAACTATAAGATAAACATACCTAAGACATGTCAGAATCTAATCAATGAGTTCTATTCGTATGAGTGGAGTAGTGATAGATTCGGTAAACAATTAGATAGACCAATAGATTTTAATAATCACTTAATAGATGCAGCTCGTTACGCTTCAATGATGAAATTAAGTAATAAAGCAACAGCTGCCGGCAAATATGTAATTAGCGTAAGATAAAACAAATATAATATGGAAAACGAAGTAGATTTAAACAACCTAACACAACAGGACTTTATGGAAATGGCTACCTATGTGGCTATGAGTGAGAAAAAGAACGTAGAGTTATTAGAAGAATTGAGAAAGACTAAGGCTTATTTAACTGCTACAATTCAACAAAGGAATTCAGCAGAAGCTAGAGTACAAGCACTATTAGCAGAAAAGAGTGTTAATACAATTCCTATTACTGAAACAATAGTAATGAATATGGATTTAATAAACCCAGAACAATGGGCAGTACCTAATGGTAAAGTAATTACAACACCAAAATCAAATAAGATATAATGAAGCAAGAAATTAAAATAGAAGTACCTACTAAATGGAGTGCAGTAACTCTAAACAAATATTTAGCTTTAAGAAAAGATTTGGAAACGTATAATGGTGAAGAAGAAGCTATAACTGCTTGTTTGTTTCATCACTTATGCAATTTTCCATTAGAGTATATACAGCAATTGAATATAGATACATACATTGCTATTAGACAAGATTTAATTAATTTCTTTAACAATGTAGATTTACCTCTACAAAAGTTTATTACAATAGATGGAGTAGAATATGGGTTTGAGCCTGATTTAAGTAGAATGGCGTATGGTGCTTATGTGGATATCAGCAAGTACGAAACGTTTGAGATAAATGAGAAGTGGGCTGAGATAATGAGTATTCTTTATAGACCTTTAATTAAAACAACAGGCAAGCTATACGATATTAAAGCATACGATGGTACAATAGATGGTGAGAAGTTTATGAATGTCAGTATGGATATTCACTTTGGTACACTTTTTTTTTTGAAAACTTTATTAAAGGACTTGCTGAAAGATACCCAGAAGTCTTTGACGGGATTGACGGGTCTACCTCAGACCATCAAATCCGTTTTGGAAAGAAATGGAAATCTTATTCAAGCCTTGTCCAACTCTCACAAAACGATATAACACGCTTTGAGCAAATAAGTAAAGAACCTTTGGAAAAATGTCTTTTAATGTTAGCATATCAGGCGGATGTAGCATACTTGGAAGAGCTAATGTATAAGGAAGCAGTTAAGAGAGGAAAGTAGATTCATAACTTTTATTCCTTTAGTTGTTAAATCTAAAAGAAATCAGATGAAACTGAGAACTGTAGCTACTCCGAAACAAAAACCACAGCCAACACAATCGTTAAGCTCCCCAAGAAAGGGAAATAGAATGGGTTGTTTATGTAGAAATAAGAACACTTATTCTCAAAAATGTTGTGATAAGACTATGGGAGCACAGGGAATCGGTTTAATCTATCCACCAGCAAAATCAATATAATGGGAACTCCGGCATATAGACAGAATCAAAGGAAGAATCAGGGTATTTATTTAGGACCTACTAGAGGTAGAGCAGTCCCTCACACTAAGCGTAGAGCTTGTTTGTGTGATGATTCAGACACTTATTCTATGGATTGCTGTGATGGTGCATTAATAGGACAATCTATTGGTAATACTCAACAAGCTACTAAGCAGTTGGGAGCATTTAGTAATGGGTTCTCTAATGGATTTGATATTGGAAATATATAAAACAAAGATATAAAGTATGTCTAACTTAAATAAACAGCAATTAGAAGCGCAAAACCAAAGTAGCTTTCCTAATAATAATTTTGGATACATTACACCAGCCTTACTAAGAGGATTCAATACTGATATGATTGATTCATTAGTTGATGAAGTACAATATAATATTGATTCAGCATCAGTTAGTTCTTCAATCTCAATGTTAGAAGCACAGGTAGATTCATTAGTATTATCTGGTAGTGGTGTTGTAATATTAGATGAAGGTATATCGCAAGGTGCAGCTACTTCATTAAACTTTGTTGGACCTACAATTCAAGTAAGTGTAACTGGTTCAGTAGCTAACATATATGCTAACACATCTGGATTAGCAACAACGGGTTCAAACGTATTTTCAGGCTCACAATATATTACGGGTAGTAGTGGAATTACAGGTTCTTTTTCTATTCAAGGTGATTTAATAATAAACGGAACATCTTATAACGCAGCAACAAGCGGAACATCAGGTACAAGTGGGACTAGTGGTACTTCAGGTACAAATGGTTCGCAAGGTGTGAGTGGAACAGCAGGTTCATCAGGAACTTCTGGCACAAGCGGCACCTCAGGAACTTCTGGCACAAGCGGCACCTCAGGAACTTCAGGTACTTCTGGTACATCAGGTTCTTCTGGAACTAGCGGTAGTAGTGGTACAAGCGGCACTTCAGGTACAAATGGAACTGGAGGTAGCTCAGGAACAAGCGGTACTGATGGAACTGCTGGTAGTGGAGGTTCAAGCGGAACTAGTGGAACATCAGGTACTTCTGGTACTTCAGGAACTAATGGTACTGCAGGTAGTGGAGGTAGTTCGGGTACAAGCGGTACGAGTGGCACAAGCGGAACTTCGGGTTCGTCTGGAACTAGTGGTACATCGGGTACAAATGGTACTGCTGGTAGTGGAGGTACTTCTGGTACAAGCGGAGTTAATGGTTCATCGGGAAGTAGTGGTACATCAGGTACCTCTGGTTCTTCAGGAACATCGGGTACAAGCGGCTCAAGTGGGACAAGTGGAGTAAATGGTAGTGATGGAACAAGCGGTACTTCAGGCACCTCAGGAACATCAGGAATAAATGGTAGTAATGGTACATCAGGAACTTCAGGCACATCCGGTACAAGTGGTGTGAATGGAAGTGATGGTACATCAGGAACTTCTGGTACATCAGGTGTAAGTGGTAGTAATGGAACTTCAGGAACATCTGGTACAAGCGGTGTTGATGGACAATCTAATACATTCTTTGATTATAAAGCAAATACAAATGATACATCAGGTAACCCTGGTAACACAAGTATCTTATGGAATAATGCAGCACAAGCATCAGCAACACAAATAAATGTATCTCACTTAACAAAAGATGGATACGATGTTGATGTATTCTTAGGCTTGATACCATCTGGTTCATTAGTAATCATACAAGATATAAACAATTCAGCTAATGCCCAAAGATGGACATTTGGTACTGGTACTGAAGTAGCTCCTAATTCATATTGGACATTCCCAGCTACATACGTTAGTGGAACATATTCATTTTCAAATAATGAAGAATTAATCCTTATAGTAGCACAAACACCTTCAGGCACTTCTGGTACTTCAGGTGTGAATGGTACTTCAGGTTCTTCGGGAAGTAGTGGTACAAGCGGAACAAGTGGGACTAGTGGAGTAAGTGGTAGTTCGGGTTCAAGCGGAACGTCTGGTACTTCCGGAATAAACGGAGGAGATGGCTCTAATGGTACTTCAGGCACTTCAGGCACTTCAGGCACTTCAGGAACATCAGGAACTTCTGGTGTTAATGGAAGTAGTGGCACTTCGGGTACAAGCGGAACAAGCGGCACTTCTGGGATAAACGGAAGTGATGGAACTTCTGGTACAAGCGGAACAAGCGGTACTTCTGGAGTTAATGGAGGAGACGGTAGTAGTGGTACTTCAGGCACATCTGGGACTAGTGGTACTTCAGGAATAAATGGTGTAGCAGGAAGTAGTGGTACATCTGGTACTTCTGGGACTAGTGGAACAAGCGGTACTTCAGGTATTAATGGTGGTGACGGTAGTAGTGGCACATCAGGTACTTCTGGAACATCAGGAATAAATGGTGTAGCTGGTAGTAGTGGTACTTCGGGTACTTCTGGTATTGGTACAAATGGCACTTCAGGTACATCAGGTCAAACTGCATTAGCATTCCCTTATACTGGTTCAGCACAAATCACAGGCTCTTTAGGAGTAACTGGTTCAATCAATCAATCAATTGGAATTTATAGCGGTAGCTTAATTTCAAATATATACGATACATACACAAATGTACCGGCTGTAACAAATATTGTAACATTATCATCAGCATCATACGCAGCATTAGGAACTAAAGACCCTAATACATTATATGTTATGAGTGGTAGTGCAGCTATATCTTCTACATCAGGTACTTCTGGTACTTCTGGTACTTCTGGTGCACAAGGTGCACAAGGTTCAACTGGAGCTGCAGGTACTTCTGGTACAAGCGGTGTTAATGGAAGTTCTGGAGCAGGATTCCCTTTTAGTGGCTCAGCTGAAATAACTGGTTCATTAATTGTGACAGGTAGTGCTAGAACAACATATATTTCAACATCAATAGTATCAAATACATCTTCAATAGATTTAAGTAAAGGTAATTACTTTAGTGCTGGTGTTGGTACATCATCATTCTTTAATTTCCAAAATGTTAGACCTGGTCAAACAGCTGAAGTAATTATAACTACAACAGTAGTAAGTGCATCAGCTTATTTCCAAACCTCATCATATTTTGCTAATAATACACAATATACTCCAACTTTTCAAACTTCATCAATAGATAAATTAAATGTTGTTGTAGATAATAATAGTAGACTTTATATAATACCTACTAAATTATTTTCACAATATACACCATTATATCCATCTCCATTTACAATGTCTTATGTTATTGTAGCAGGTGGTGGAGGTTCTGATTCATTTGGTGGTGCTGGTGGTAGACCAGGTGGTGGTGGAGCTGGTGGATATCTATCAGCATATGTAAGTGAGTTGCAAGGTTCTGGCTCAGCAGCTGGTACTCCAATTACTATTACAACAGGAGTAGCTTATACAGTAACTGTAGGAGCTGGTGGTACAGGTGGCCCAGAAGCAGGACCGGCAGCCACAAATGGTAATACATCTTCATTATCTACATTTAATGCAAATGGTGGAGGAGCTGGAGGTACTTATTTACAAAGAGGTAAGCAAGGTGGAAGTGGTGGAGGAAGTGGAGCATCAACAACAACTATTGCAGGAAGTTTAAATACTTTAGGACAAGGTAATATGGGTGGTGGTACAACTGGTGGAGATTCTGCTGGAGCAGGTGGTGGTGGAGCAGGCGCAATTGGAGTTAGTGTAAGTAGTGGTAATGGAGGTAATGGTGGTATTGGTAATCAAACATTTATATCACAATCAGCTGGAACTTATTTAGCAGGTGGTGGAGCAGGATATGGTGGTACAACTGGTGGTACTGGTGGTACTGGTGGTGGTGGTAACGGAGGAGCTGCTGGAGGACCAGGTACTGCTGGTACTGCAAACACTGGAGGTGGCGGAGGAGGTAACTCATCTAATCCTGGTAGAGCTGGAGGTAGTGGTATTGTTATTATTAGATATCCTTCAACATTAACAGCAACATTTACTGGAGGTGTAACACAAACAACACATACTGATGGATTAGCGAAAGTAGCTAGAGTAACTGCAGCTGGTGTAAGTGATACTGTAACATTTAGTTAAAATTAAAATAAAGAAATATGGCACATTATGCAATATTAGACGGTGAGGGTTATGTAGTAACTGTAATCGTTGGTAAAGATGAAAATGAAATTGTATTGGATGAAAATGGTAATCCTTATGATTGGGAAACTTATTATGGTGGAAAAAGAACATCATATAATACAATAGCAGGACAGCATTCACAAGGTGGAACACCATTCAGAAAGAATTATGCTGGACCAGGTTATTTTTATGATTCACAAAGAGATGCATTTATTCCTCCAAAGCCTTATCCTTCTTGGATATTTGATGAGGAAACTTGTGTATTTAAACCTCCTGTTAGTCTACCTGATGAAATAAAGTCTTGGTATTGGGATGAATTTACAAAAAATTGGAGAGAAGCTAAATAGATTAATATGCCAAATACTGAATCTAGATATGATAGTGTACAAATAGCTATTGGAGATACATTAATAAATGATGATAATGTTTTTTTAGGAAATTTACAAGCATTAATTAATCCAATACCAGCTGCAATTACTTTAGAATATATAGTTGTTGCAGGTGGTGGTGCTGGTGCATATACTGGAACTTTAGGTGGTAGAGGCGGTGGTGGAGGAGCTGGCGGATATCGTTCATCAATAAATGGAGAAAATAGTGGTGGGGGGCAAAGTGCTGAAACTCCTATTACACTTTTAAGAAATAGTCAATATACATTAACTGTAGGAGCTGGTGGTGTACTTAATGGTTCTGGTTCTAATTCTGTATTAGCTTCAATTACATCTATTGGAGGTGGCGGAGGCGGTACATATGAAACTAGTGGAGGAACTGGAGGTAGTGGAGGTGGAGCAGGAGCAAATGGAAAACCAGCTGCTGAAATACCTGGAGCTAGTGGGTCTTTTGCACAGGGATTCCAAGGAGGTTCTACACCAATAGCATTTGTGAATGGAGCATCAGGCGGTGGTGGTGCAGCTGCAGTAGGCCAATTTCCATATTTTATTAATGATAATTATTATGGTGGTGATGGTGGTGTTGGAGTTCAATCAAATGTAACTGGTACACCAACTTATAGAGCCGGCGGTGGAGGCGGATATGGCGGAGGTATTGGAGGAGCTGGTGGTAATGGAGGTGGTGGAACAGGAGGAGCTGGAGGTGGTTCTGCAACTGCTGGTACAGCAAATACAGGAGGTGGTAGTGGTGGAGAATCTTCTGGAAATGGTGAAGCTGGTGGTAGTGGAGTTATTATATTAAAATATCCATTAAAATATACAGCAACATTTTCAGTGGGTGTAACTCAAACAACTTCAGTAATTGGAGATAATAAAGTTAGTGTTGTTACATCAGCTGGTGTATATGATACTGTATCTTTCAATTAATCAATAAAATTAGGTTTACAATTGTTAAATAATAAAACAAACAAATAATATGAAATTAGAAACTCAAAACTCATATGTAACCAATCCTCAATTCGTAGGTGGTGTAGCCGTATCATTTATATCTGGTTCAGCCTTCGCATCAGCATCTTCAGAAAATCCTCAATTCGGCTTTGTAGCTGGTGGATTATATGTTGGTAATACTGGTACATTAGTAGCTAAGACATGGGATGGTTCAGTTTTAACATTAGTATCAGCATCAGGATTTTTACCTGGTATATTTACTGCTGTTAGTGCATCATCTACTGCAAACAATGTAGTGGCTTTAAGATAATAAAATAAAATAAGTAATGCTAAATTACAACCTTAATATAAACTCACCACTTCAACAAGAAAAGAAGAATGAGGATGTAAGACCTCCTATTAATTGGGATTTTCATAGTTTTGCATCGGCTTCTGATAGTACTGATTTATCTGAAAGAACATTTGCAACAATGAGTATTAATACTCCTAACACAAATTGTATTCAGGTATCAGTTGATAGTGGTAATTCATTTATAAGTGATGCACAAGCTCCTGTAACAGCAAGTCTAACTGGTAGTAATTGGCCTATAACAGGTTCAACTACTATGAGTTTATTTACTGCTGGTATAACATATGACCCTTTAGCAGTAGACCAATATTTTTCAGCTTCGGTAAGTGCATCTGGTACACAAATAATTGCAAATCCAAGCATATCCGGAAGTATTATTACAAATAAATTTCTATCATCAGAATTTTATAGATGGTTTGTAAGTGGAAGCGTAGTACATATGAAGGGTAATGTTTTTAATCCTTTAGTAAAAGTATTAGCAACAGGTTCAAATTCAATATATTCAAACTCACAAGGTACAAATACAATATTAAACATTGTAAAGAATGTAAATGAACCTATATCAATGTCAATAGGATATATTACAGGTTCACAAACATCTTCATTTCAATATGAGTATGCATTTAATATAACATCATCGTTAACTGGTAGCGCTAATTGGCCAAGAAGTGCATCGCATTTATACCCAACAATGTCATTGATAATACCTGAAGCTGGAATAAATGTTATATCATATCAAACAGCATCTATAATAACTGCATCATTTGCAGCTATTACAAATTCTACATATACAATTACTGCAAGTGTTGCACCAAGATACATACCAGGATTTACTGGTTCATTTACATTATATGCAGGTGGAGCAGGTGGAGTAAATACAACAAGTGCAACTTCTCAACCTGGCGGTGGAGGAGGAGCTGGTGCTATGTTTACAGGAAGTTATAATATATCACCAAATAGTACTTACACTGTAATTGTTGGTTCTGGTGGAGCAGGTGGAGGTAATGGTAATGATACTTTATTTACTGGATTTGATATGGGAATTAATGAAATTCCTATAACAGTAAAACTTCAAGGAGGTAGAGCTGGTGAAGGAATGAATGGTGGTAATAGTGGAACTGGTAGTTATACTATTGGTACTACAACCACACAACTTCCTGCATTTACAGGTGGTAGTGGTGATGATGGTAGTGGTGGTGGAACACTTAGATTTGCTGCTGGTGGTGGTGCAGGTTCATGCGAAAATGGTGTGAGTGGTGTGGCATTTCCAAATAGAGTTTCAGGAAGAGGTGGTAATGGTAATGCTGGTGGAACTTACAAAGAAGGTGGAGGTGGCGGCGGTGGTGGTGCCGATACAAGAAACTTTGCAACAGCAACCGCTGGAGCAGGTGGTATTCAAGGTGGTGGTAATGGAGGTCAAGGATTAAATCAAGGTGGAAGTAATGGAGAAGGATATGGTGCAGGAGGTGGTGGTGCAGTATCAACCGATAGTGCAGTTTCTGGAGGTTCTGGATATCAAGGAGCATTAATTCTTTCATATCCTGGTACAGGTAGTAGATTTACTGCAACTGGAAATTATAGTTTATTATTCTCTGAGGGTATTACAACTTATACATTTAATCCTGGAAGTAGTTCTTTCTCTTATGTGTATGAGCCAGAATTAAATCCAGCACCATTAACTTAAAAAATTACTATAAATAAAAAACAAATTGTTAAATAATTAAATAATCAATAATATGAACGCAAGACAAGTATTAGATAAAATAGTAAAGACTCTTTCATTAAGCAAAGAGGAAGTACTTTTTACTTACGCTAAATTAGCAGATGGTACAATAGTTGAATCTCCTACATTTGATGTTGGTGAACCAGTAGAAGTTGTAACCGAAGATGGTAAAACTCCAGCACCAGATGGTGAGCATGAGTTATCATTAAAAGATTCTGAAGGTAATGAAGTCCTAATCAAAGTAATAACTAAGGATGGTATAATTACTGAAAGAGAAAACGTTGAATTGGGTGATGATAAAGAAGTTGAAATGGAATCAATCGCTGGTGGTGACATGGGTGATGACGAAGAAGTTGATACTGAAGAAACAGCAAATCCAATCCCTGAAGATGAAGATATGAAATCCGTAATTGAAAAGATGGCTTATCGTATTGAAGAATTAGAGAAGAAGATGCAATCTATGGAAACTATCAAAGAAGGTGGTGAAGCAGATAAGGTTAAGACTGAAGATTTACCTGGTGACCCAACAAAAGTAAACACTGTTGAGAAAATGGCAGCTGTTGAACCTGATGAGGACGAGGAAGAAGAATTACCTAAATTGGATGGTGCACCAATTGATGAAAACGCTCCAAACAAAACTGGAATTAAAATGAATAAGAAGGGCTCTATGGTTAATCCACAAAATTCTTTCTTATCTAAATTATATAAATAAACAAAACAAAATCATTTAAAGATGAGAAAACAACAAAATTTCGCACAACCTGCAATCACTACAACTTATGCTGGTGAATTCGCAGGGAAGTACATTGCAGCAGCGTTGTTATCAGCAAAAACTTTAGATAACCAATACATCACAATCATGCCGAATGTGAAGTTCAAAAGTGTTATCCAAAAGATTGCAGTTGATAGCATCGTAAACAACGCATCATGTGACTTCACAACTTCTGGTACTGTAGCTCTTACTGAGAGAATATTAGAACCAAAAGAACTTCAAGTAAACCTTGAATTATGTAAGCAAGAGTTCGTAGATTCTTGGGAAGCTTTACAATTGGGCTATAGCGCATTTGATGAGATTCCAAAAGATTTCAACGATTACTTAATCTCTTACGTTGGTGGTAAAGTAGCACAAGCTACTGAAGAATCAATTTGGAGAGGTGTAACTGCAACTAACGGACAATTCGGTGGTATCTATACTGCTTTATCTTCTTCAGTTGTAGCAGGTGGCGATAACGCTCCTATCACAGCTTCTATCTCTGGTTCAATCACTTCAGCAAACGTATTATCAGCATTAGATTCATTAGTAAATGCAATCCCTAACACTGTATATGGTAAAGAAGATGTAATGATTTACGTTCCAACAAACGTAGTAAAAGCGTACGCACAAGCATTAAGCGGTGGTACTGCAGGAGCTAACGGATGGAACAATCAAATGAACGTAGGTGAGAAGCCATTAAACTTCCAAGGTATTGAATTAGCATTTTGTCCTGGTCTTGCAGCTTCAGCAATGGTAGCAGCACAAAAATCAAACTTATTCTTCGGAACAGGTTTATTGAGTGACTACAATGAAGTAAGAGTATTAGAC